TGACATTAGAAGAAATCGGCGATAAATTTGGCCTCACACGTGAGCGCGTTCGTCAGATTAAAGAAAAAGCAATTAGAAGACTTAGACAAAGTAATCGTAGTAAATTGCTCAAATCTTACTTGGGATAAGTAAGGAATATCAGTTTCTGAAAAGTATTGAATCCGTGTGATATACAGATGATAACCGCTTGCAGATGCGGTTCTGTATATTACACGGATTTTCATATTCAGCAAATTATGACTATATTTGGCGTGAGATGTTTTACAACTGTTTTACGAAAAAAGAACAGCATTGTGAAATTTCTAATTTTGTAAAACACACGATTATGGCAACAGTAAATCACACGATTCTAAAGCATCAAAAGAAGAGCGATAATACTTGGAATGTAAAGTTAAGGATTACGCAAAATAGACAATCCGCTTATCTCCCAACTAGGCATTATGTTTCGATGGAGATGATTAACAAGAAGACTTTTGAATTAAAAGAGAGGAATAATCCGATTTATGATTCTTTGGTAATAGAAGAGGCTAGAATAAGACAGGAATTCTCTCGTATGGAAAACCTTGACAGCTATAATGCAAAGCAGCTTGCTGAATATATTGACAATTTTCTAAAAGGTAAATCAAATACAAAAATAAACCTATTTGATTATGGGTATTCATTTGCGCAAAAGGCTATTGATGCGGGCCGTTCAATTGGTACAACCTACAAAATAACGATGAGTAAGTTTGAAAGTTTTGTAGGGGATAGGAATTTTAGCTTTACCGATCTTACCAGCAGCCACCTGAAGCAATTCGAGGCATGGCTTCGGTCAAACAAGACAAGAAATGGAGGTGTTATGACAGATACAGGTGTGTGTCTGTATTTAACCACACTTCATACTATTTTTCAAAACGGAAAGAAAGAGTTTAATGATGAGGAGCGAAATCTTATTCGAATTCCTAATTCTCCTTTTTCTGCATACACCATACCCAAAAACAATCCTACTACGAAAAAAGCTTTAAGCGTTGAACAGATTCGATCAATCATTGAATTTGAGACGAATGAAATAGCCCCTGTGATTGCAAGGGATGTTTTTGTTATGTCTTTCTTGATGATTGGAATGAATACAGTTGACATGTATTATCTTGGCAAACCTAATCTTGGTCGTTTTGATTATGAGCGTAGAAAGACCAAAGGACGCAGGGAAGATAAGGCATTCATATCAATTAAACATGAACCAGAGCTATTGCCTTATATTGAACGCTATAAAGATTTAGTAGGTGATAGGGCTTTCAATTTCTTTATGCGCTACAAAAGTCATATAGAATTCAATAGACTTATAAACTTTCATTTAAAAACGGTTGGGAAGGCGGTCGGGATTCCTGATCTAACATTTTATTCGGCTAGGCATTCTTGGGCTACAATAGCCCGGAATAATTGTGGAATATCAGTTGATGATGTCGCTTCTTGTTTAAATCATGTAAATTCGGAAAGAAAAGTTACGGATATTTATATCAAAAAGGACTGGTCTATTATTGATCGGGCTAATAGGAAGGTTCTTGATTTCGTATTTCACAAAGAGGAGGGTAAAGAGAAAGCCGGAGGTTAATCCGGCTTGTAGATGATCTACTATGCAATTGCTATTTTTTAAGGTAAAATTGAAATGTTAATAATATGATTAATTTTTATTTTTTACAGGACGTATATTAAGTCCCAAATATGCTTCGACTCCTTCATTGGTTCCTTTGCTTAAACCTATAATAGTATATGAAGCACTAAAAACATCACATATTTTCCCTGTTTCTGAATGTTTGCTCGTTGAACAATCCCCCGACCATACATAACAATAGTTAGTTGTATTTTCATGCTTACCATTATATTTTTTTCCACCAGCAGGAAGAAATATGCGGTTACCATTACTTCCTGTGACAAGAAATCCCCATGTTTTTTTATATGCCATGTATTTCCATTCGCAATTATCGGCTAATTCATCACATTCTTTCTCTGATGGCATCCTCCATCCATTTCCTATTTTTTTATTTGCCGCATCGTAATTAGTTCCTGAAATATTATAAAATTTAGTTCCACCAGGCCAATGAGGGTCAGTCTCAATACCAATGAGAACGTCTTTATATAAATAATTAGATAATTCGAAATTCTCTTTGGTTTCAGTCTCTCCCCACGCAAAAAAATCACCATATCTTTCTGGGGAACTCGCTCCTAGATTTGCTCCAGCCCACAAGACAGATAAACCAAGATCTACCATTCCTGTTTCCAATTCTAAATTTGTTGTATGAAAATTCAAATTTTCTCCTTTAAGTGTCTGTTTTTTATTAGTTTTATCAATATATTCAACAAAGAAATAGTAATCATAATCTGTTTCAGCAGATAAATGATCGATATATGCATTATATGTACAATTTGCTCCTTCACTAGCCGTCTCGTGTCTATAAATAGTGGCTGCTTCAATTATATTAAATCCCAATCTGTGAGAATCGAAATAGCCAATTTTATCATAATCAATTTTGCCTTCTAAAGATGCAACTGTTTCACCTGTATTTGCCTTTGCTTTTAAATCAGCCATATTAAAACTCTTGGTTGAGAAAGAAAGAACTTCTCCGTAGTAATATTTAGAACCATCATAAAAGAATGATACATAATAATATTGTTCTGTTGGAGCTAAATTCATAGCTATTACTGAAAATTCATTGCCTTTAATATTGCTTCCTTTTAAAACCCATCCGTTTTCTTTGGTTGGATTACTATTCTTTGATACGATGAAACCATAATTGGTTACTCCTAACCGATCTTCTTCAAGTGCTGTTGAATTTACATTCCCTGTTAGCGTTGCGCTTACAACTTTTATATCAGATGCATCTACTGTTACAGACACTTCCGGAATCTCTTTATTGTCGTCATTATCATCCGTGAATGTAGAATCTTTACTGCATCCCATAATCACTAGTGCAGCCATCATTAAAAATAAAATATTTTTCATTGTTTTACTTTAATTATTTGGTTTTATATTGTTGTTTTGATTTCCGAATCTCCAGTTGGAGTAGTTGGAGTTGGATTTTAAATAGTCGGTATTATTGACATCTATATAATTGTTAGTAATACTGAAATCATTTAATAACTGTAGATTTACCATACTTTCGGGGAGTTTTCCTGTAATGTTATTGTTTTCTAATCTTAATATCATAAGGTTTCGTGAATCTCCAATGCTCGCAGGGATTGTTCCACTAATTTTGTTGTCATTCGCATATATAAATTGCATAGTTTTTATTTTAAATATGTTTTCTGGAATAGAAGAAGATATTTCGTTGTTATCTATAGACATGTAGACTAGATCTCCTTCTATTGGGTTGCTATTCATACTAAATGATTCAAATTTATTGTGATTCAACTCTATAGAATGTAATCTAGGTAATTGGAAGAAGAACTCTGGAATAGCATCTGAAAAATTATTATGAGAGAGATCGACAATTTCCAATTCTTTACAATTCTTCAAAGATTCAGGTATGGTTCCTGAAAAGTTACAATTTTTAATTGCTATGTGTTGAAGTTTCGTGAGGTCGCCAATATTGCTAGGTAATTTTCCACTCATTCTTGTGCCTTCAAAACAAAGTTCTCTTAGGTTTTTAAGTGATGTTATACATGACGGTAGCTCTCCTTCTATATAAGCGTCGCCAGGAAGCCAAATACTGCTAACAAATGCATCGTTGATTGCTCTAATTCCATACCATTCACTTATTGGTTTGTCGCTGCACCAGTTTTCATTTTTTGTCCATTCATCGCCATTGAGAGCTTTGTAAAATTTTATAAGAGCAATTCTTTCTTCGTAGATAGGTTGAGTTATCTTTAGTGTGTCAGATATGGCATTCTCTTCATTATAAATAATGATGAGAGCTGATTTTACAACTTCATCATTGTTAGATAATGCATTGATCGTAAGTTCGTTTTCCGATAATGTGTAATATAACCATCTGTCGTTATCTTTTACTCCTTCTACTTTAATCTTGAATTTCCCTGTTGCATTTATAAACATGGTTTGATAAGGGCTGCTTGGATTGATTGTTAGTTCGTGTTTATCAAATGTAAGTATTTCGAAAGTATTTATTTCATCATCGTTTTTATCAGTGTTACATCCAATTATTAAAAGAATGACGATTACTAAGTGTAAAATATTTCTCATCATGTAGGTCGTTTGGTTTGTTTATTATTCTGTAAAAAAAAGGGATTATATGTATAGTTATGAGTTTCTTTTGTTGTTTATTGATCGAGTGTTGTCTAATATAAATATTATAGATTTATATTCTCCATAGATTTAACTTTGTTAGTTTAATATCTTTGCAAAGTCCTTCTAGTGTTGGATATATAAAACTATGGCTTATTCCTATTTTTCTTAAACTCATAAGAATATGTTTCTTATATGCTGCTTGAATTCTATACTTTGCATAAACATCAGATTCCTCTTCTGTCGGGTTTGCATATATTATGAATACGCTATTTTGGTTTTTATATCTTTCATTTGTTATAATAGGTTTAATTAAAAAATTGGATTCAATAGTATAAGGATTTCTATTGTCTGCAAAGATCATTCTTGAGGGAAAATATTGATATACACATCCGTCTTTATCATAGTTACTGCATACAGCAAAATATAAAGCTACTAATGGATTATAGCTCCAATCAAGTAATCTCGTGGGTAATCCATGGTGTTGGGCTAAAAATAGTAATTCAAACTCATTATTACACCTATCTACATGAAGAGTATGCATTCTTCTAAATTCAGACATCATGTCTTGCTCAAAATCTTTGGTCCTTTCTAAATCTTTTGGAAAAAGCCTACCAATAGAAGGTATGAGTTTATAATTAATATCGGAATGACCTCTAAAGAAATCAATATCAGGTTTTATATTTCTTTCATCTAATATAGATATGAAATCTCTTACCGAATTTATTGTAAAGTTTTCCATTGTGTTCTATCTCTAGTAATTTTTTATTTTGAGTGTTTTTATATAGAGAAGTTTTTCTAATGTTTACTATTAATTGAATATTACCTTCGTCTTGGTCTTTGTAACTCGATCACATTAAAAATCTGTTTTACTTCCGTAAGATCAATAACCCTATCTGAATACATATCATTCAAAGAATGTATTGTAATTGTATGGCTATCTACATTATGATCTATTATTCTTTTGACAAGTATTCCTTCTTGGTGAACGATGACGAAATCCCATTTTCTAATATGTAACCTGGACGTTACCCATAAATGAGATTGTATCTCCCGGCAAAGGAGACGATCGCCTTCCAGATAACTGTCTTCAGTTCCGTCATTCATGCTGTCACCTTTTACTTCAAAGGCGACATAATTTCCTTGGGCCTCATGATCTACTATAAAAGGTATAGTAGGTAAAGTTGCCATATATGTGGCATCTTCATAGCCACATAAATATCCTGCTTGTGCGTATTGGTTCACTAGGGGTACGTTTATAATGTAGTTTTGGTTTATTGGAATTGCTTCGTTTGTATTGCTATTTGCGATAATATCGCTATTATCTGTGTTGATAAAGTATTCAGAGACTTTATCCATACCAAATACTTCTATAATATTATTATATAACTCTTCTGTTAGAGGCTTTTTGCCACTTTCTATTTCTGACAAATAGGCTTGTTTGATACCGATTTTTTCACCAAAATCCTTTTGTCTAAGTTTCAGAGATTTTCTTAAACTTGCGATATTAATTTTATTCATAATGTTAAATATTGTCAATATAGCAATATTTTATTGCGATATTTAGCGATATATTGCAAGAAGATAGTATATTTGCACTATCAAATTAATCTGATACAAAGAAACGAAGATTAAATGATATATCAAATAGTACATACATATTAAAATACACGATTATGAGCACGAACTTTAAAAATCAGATGAAAGAGGTAATGTCTCTTGCCTGGCAGATGGTGAAGAAGAACGGTTTTTCAATGAGCGAAGCATTAAAAACTGCATGGGCTAATTTGAAACTGAAATCTGAAATGAAGCAACGTATTGTGAAGTTCTACTATCAAAAAGTAGACGGTTCTGTACGTGAAGCATACGGCACACTTTGCGAGAAATTGATGCCTGCTATCACTGGTACTGATAAGAGAGCAAAGAATGATACCGTTCAGACTTACTATGATACAGAAGTTGGTGAGTTCAGATGCTATAAGAAAGCTAACTTATTATCAATCGCTTAATATCTACGACTATGACACGCTACGAATTAGAACAAGGTTTGAATGCCTTGTACAGAGATTTGGATAATGTTCAGAATATGGACGAAGCAACAGCCTGTAGAGTTTTCAACGTAGATTGTAAGGCTGACATCATCGAAGTGATACAAGATGAAATCGAGACTTACAAAGCAATCATGGGACCTGATGCAGGTGAGGATAATGAAATGGATTATGATGCCCTCTGTATAGTTCAAGGATTGAGCCGATACGCATAACTATTTACCCTACTGACGGATTGAACGGCAGCCGATAGCGAGAATCGGGTAGGGTGCTATTGATTAGCTCTTTGAAAGCAGGTGATCTGCAAATTGTGAAGCATGAGGCGGCTAAAACTATAACCCGTAAGCTCGTGAACATACAACGAAGTATTGAAAATAGGGAATATCACTTATGTGGTAGCCATGCTACAAATGGGTAGAAAGGTTTATAAAAATTATGATAGTCCGAAA